ATGAATAAGTCGACACCTAAAATTTATCGCACAACCAATTGGTCTTCATATAACCGAGCTCTCATTAATCGTGGAAATATTGCCATTTGGTTTGATCCTGCTACGCAATGGTATGCCCCATCAAAAGGCAAACAAGGACGAAATCAAACTTACTCCGACGCAGCTATCCAATGCTGCCTAATGATTAAATCTCTCTTTCGATTGTCTTTACGCATGGTCACTGGCTTTGTTCAAAGTCTCATCCATCTTTGTGGGTTAAATTGGATAGCGCCAGACTACACTACAATTTGTAGACGACAACAGCATATTGATATTGTGATTAGCTATCAAAAAAGTTGTGATGGACTGTATCTAATCGTTGACTCTACAGGTCTGAAATTCTTAGGTGAGGGTGAATGGAAGCGTAAAAAACATCAGCCTGAATATCGTCGCCAATGGCGTAAATTACATATTGGTATAGATGCTAAAACCTTACAAATACGCGCTGTTCAGCTCACAACCAACAATGTGAGTGATTCACAGGTACTTGGTGATTTACTCGATCAGATTCCACAAGATGAGAGAGTTGACTCCGTCTATACCGATGGAGCTTATGATACCAAACAGTGCCGACAGGTCATTGCGGATCGGCAAGCACATGCAGTGATTCCACCAAGAAAAAATGCGAAGCCATGGAAAGATAAAAAGATGGGCTCGCTAGAACGCAATGAGTTGCTTCGAACAGTTAAACGTTTAGGAAGAACTATTTGGAAGAAATGGTCAGGCTATCATCGGCGAAGTTTGGTTGAAACCAAGATGCATTGCATCAAATTATTGGGGGATAAACTCAGTGCGAGAAATTTTCAAAGCCAAGTCAATGAGATTCATGCACGTATGGCAGTATTAAATAAATTTACGGACTTAGGCAGACCACATACCCGAGTTGTCACTTAAATTTGAGTAGATATGAGAAGTCTTAACTTTTAAATCTTTGTGCAACAAAGCCATTTAAAAATAAAGTGAAAATCTTAGGCGCTAAGGCTGTTGATTTTAAAACTGACGATGGTCGTCATTATGATCATGTAGCTTTGTACTGTGAGGTTCCACTTGATCAATCGCAAGGTAATGCGGTTGGTAATGCATGTGAGGTTTTTAACTGGCAAGACCGAACAAATCTAGTGTTGCTTAAGCAACATAAATTTCCGTTAGAAGCTGATATCACATTTGAAATGGTTACTTCAGGAAAATCTATGAAGTATGTCGTTAAACAAGTTGAGTTGCCAAAGGTAATTTAATGATTGATGTTTTAGACGAGGATGGTGCAAGTAACATTGCACATCCTGAAATCTTCGGAAAACCGAAATAAAGCTATACATTACACATAGTTATTTTTACCGCTTCGTATAATGTGTGCCTGATTATGTAACATAGCCGATTTGCAACCATTTCTTTGGGCAAATCGGCGTTATTTTACATAGTCGGCATTATGCGATCTGAAGGCTAGAGCAGGGCACTTTTACATTAATCCTCTAGAATCAAGTTTCCTGAAGCACCTACACTTATTTTCTCAAGCGCTAGACTTATAACAGCGTGTACAACTTCGCTATCTCTTAGTGGTTGTTTATTTTTTTCCATAAGTTTCTTATTTAACGCAACCGCTTTTATGCGGATCGCTTCTTGTTCTTCATCACTTAATCTCACGGTTTTTGCCATTTCTGTTACCTAGTTCCTAGACTGCCTACAAATATACAAATAAATATGTATACAAGTGTTGCATATACATGCATATTTGTTCTATATTTTCTGCAATGTGATTTGTATACATGTATAAAATGGATAAAGAACAAGCATTCGAGATCGTGGCTAAGATCATTTTCGATAGAGCCTGCACCTTAGTTGTTGGGGGAAATCCTGCTTACGAGTCGGAACTTGTTCTACGTCACATAGAAATGTGCATGGTGGAGTGGGGCTATAAGTCTGCCAAAGTAGCGGAGTACTACGACATGTTAAAAGCAGAGAATGATAATTTTCGTTCGATGGGGATTTGCTAATGGGTGAGTATAAAAAACAACCAAACCCCACAGCTTTATCGGGGGGATTGAAAAATGCGATGGTTGTAACCCCCATTAATAAGATGGGGGTAAAGACATCCGATACGCAACTGCAAGATGCCGATCTCCCGTATCAAGAGCATTCGTTATATACAATTCCATATGCTCACATGGTGATGACATCTTCAGGTGTTAAACCAGTTCAATGCCGTCTGCCTGCTGACAATGAAATTGCCGTGATTGACTGGGTAAATTTCACAATCGGAATTGAGACTCTAGGTGATAAGTATTGGAATGAAGATGAATACATCATCGATACACACCGTTGGACGGCTGCTGTAGAGGAATTGGACCACCAGTTACATCACATCTTTGGATTCTCAACGACTGCATGCCGTCATGGCGGTCTGAATTTCTATAAAGAAAGCTATGTACTAGGTGAAGATTTCGGCTTTGTCTGCATTGGCGGTCAACGTAATACCATCTTAATTATGATTAATGGTCGTGGTTGCAACTTTGCTAAAAGTGGTTGGGAATTAAGACTTTACAACTTCTTAGTGACTATTGCTAAACGAGCTAAATTAACTCGTGTTGATATTGCACATGATGACTTTGAAGGTAAAAAGATCAATGTTGATTGGGGCAATATGCAAGATGGTTTAGGCGGTTTTAGCTGTGGCAACCGTATGCCAAACATCGAACATAAAGGCAATTGGAAACGTCCAAACGGTAAAGGACGTACTTTAATGGTCGGTGCACGTGAATCAGGCAAGATGCTTCGTTTGTACGAGAAAGGTCGTGCTGAAGGTGATCCGAATGATAATTGGCAACGTGCTGAAGTTGAATTTAAATCAATTGACCGTGTTTTACCGTTCGATATGTTGCTGGCTCCAAGTGAGTATTTCATAGCCTCATACCCATGTTTCGCATTTTTATCTGAAGATATTCAACCTGCAAGAATTGAAACAATTCAAAAGGTTGCACGCATTAACTTTGATACTGCCATTAAGAACCTTAAACACCAATATGGTAAGTATATCAATGTTTTTAAACAGGTTTTTGAACCTGAAGAGTTAATCAATATTATTTCTTGCTCTGATCAATTCGCTTATCCGAAGCGGTTAGATCATGTGCTTATAACTGCTCGGAGAATGTAGCAATGATGCAATTTAAAAATAAAGTGAAAATCTTAGGTGCTAAGGCTGTTGATTTTAAAACTGACGATGGTCGTCATTATGACCATGTAGCTTTGTACTGTGAGGTTCCACTTGATCAATCGCAAGGTAATGCGGTTGGTAATGCATGTGAGGTTTTTAACTGGCAAGACCGAACAAATCTAGTGTTGCTTAAGCAACATAAATTTCCGTTAGAAGCTGATATCACATTTGAAATGGTTACTTCAGGAAAATCTATGAAGTATGTCGTTAAACAAGTTGAGTTGCCAAAGGTAATTTAATGATTGATGTCTTAGACGAGGATGGTGCAAGTAATATTGCACATCCTGAAATCTTCGAAAAACCGAAATAAAGCTATACATTACATATAGTTATTTTTACCGCTTCGTATAATGTATAATATGTTAAAAATCAATAACTTATGTGTAATTTAACTATGACAGAATTTGTTTATACATGCAAGAAGTGCGGTAAAAAGTTTACAAAACATTCTGATTACTGCATCCATTTTTACAAGTGTAAATAACAGATACCACTGGCTTTTGGGGGCGTGGTTTAAAAGCGCAAGCCAGTGGCTCTAATTGGGGATTTTAGAAATGGACATGGTCTGTAAGCAATTATCGTCACCTGATGCTAATGGGGTGCAGTCATGTCTTCAATGGGGTCAAGCTGACCTTTATTTACCACCATTAAGCTACGCCGAAGCTACAACAATTGGGGGCGCTTTTTGGTTATGTCTGGCAGTCGTATGGAGTTTAAAAACTATACGAGTGCAAATTTTTGAAAAGTAAGGAGTTCAATCATGAACACTAAAAAACAAGTAATGCTTCAACGTTTTAAACAAGCTGCTGTAGTTGCTACGGCTGCGGGGGTAACTGCTGCATCGAATGCTGCAATTGATGTAACTGAAATTACTGGGGAGTTGTCTGGTGCTCAGGTTGCGGGTGCTACTGTAGCTGCTGCTGCAATTTTGATTCCGCTAGGTATTAAAGTATTTAAATACATCCGTTCTGCATTCTAAGAACCAGTGTATTACATGCGAGCCACCGTAAACGCGCGAGGGCTCGCAGTCGCGTTTACGGGGTGAAGCATGGGTGATATTGGGGCGTACATATGGCTATTAATGATGATTTATATTGGTATAAAAATGTTTTAAGAAGAACAATTTCAACAACAATCCGCTTTTACTTATCTCTCTCAATTATCCTTTCACCAATAATTCTAATGACTGAAGCTAACGCCACCGATGATGGTGATTGGTGGCTTCAGCGCGAAATTAAGTTACAGCAAAACCGTGAAGATTATGCAAGAGTTGTCTATGGGCGTTCTGCAAGGTCTTTCACTGAAACTGACCCTGTGACAGCAAAAACAAAAACGGTAACAAGAATTGCTATTGCAGAAGCATCGCCTACAGCTTCAAAAGTGGGTGCATCTATGTTCAAGCGTGTTGCATTCTATGCAAAGAATCCAGGCGTACAAATGGTTGGTGTTATGGCAGCGACTCAGCTTATTGAAGCAATTGGTTGGGTTATGGAGGATGGTGCATACGTAAAGAAAAAACCTGCTGACCCAGACAAAGACCCGACTTTACCACGTGCATGGCATTGGACAAATATTGGTTATTATTCGACTACTACCGCAGCTGCTGCTGCATATATGGCTTATCACAATTCAACTGCTGTCTCATCAAAACAGGCACGTTCTTACCAAATAAAAGACACTATTAACGCTGATTATAAAACAGTTTATCTTTTTGATTCTTCTGGTGTTTTAGTCGGAAACGTTACTATTCAGTATGTTGTAAATCCAGATTATGATCCAAATGGAGAACCACCCCAAGATCAAACAATTCCTTTAACACCTGAGTTATTAGGGGCTGCAATGATGGGTGAAGGCTATAACGATCCTGTAAAACCAGAACATTATAATCCTATTGCTAATACTGGTCTTATGAATAGCTCTGTAGCTGATAGCTATCAACACTCAGGTAATGGTGTTGGTGATGATTTAGCTAATGAGATGGATCAGAAATTAAAGAACGCTCCACCCACACCTAATAATCAACCTGCTCCTTATGGTTCGCCTCAATATGCTAATCCACCTTCAGAATCTGCACCTAATGTTAATGATCGCACATGGGATGAAGATGGTGGTGCTGCTGACGGTAAAGCCGAACCGATTAAAGACCCTGAAGGAAATCCGACTGGTGGTCAATCCATATCAATTGAGTTTCCAGTATTTTGTGAATGGGCTTTTACGGTCTGTAAATGGTATGACGATTGGAAAAAAACAGATGAATGGATGAAAGAAGATCCTGAACAGAAAGACCCTGAAAAAGTTGAATTTGATGAAGATGTATCGGCAGGTACTGTAACACTTACGGGTTCGGATGCTTGTCCAAAAGACTCTGTTCAATTCACTTTAATGGGCCAGACTTATACTCTTGAATTACCTTATCAACCTGTTTGTGATGCTCTTACTTTCTTTAAGCCTGCTGTGTTGGCTGTTGGTGCTATTACTTCAGCTTTTATTGTTGCGGGTATTAATGTTAAGGGAGAAGATTAACTATGAGTTTAGCTAGTCTTCTTTCTAAAGTATCAGAAACAATTTTATCTAGTGCCGTCTCAAAATTACTTAAAGGTGCTGGACTTTCTTTATTTACATACGGTGCAACACAAGGAGCATTTTCCTTAGCTGTAAGCACTATTCAAAGTTATTGGGGCACATTGGGCAACGTATTGTATGTTGTTGGTCTAAGTGGATTTGATCAAGCTATCAGTATGGTTTTATCTGCTATTGCCTTACGTGTTGCATTATCAAGTATGCAAGTTGGGGTACGAAAAAGTGATTAATTTAGTATGTGGTCAACCACGTAATGGCAAATCTCAATTTATGGTGAAAACCATATTAGATATGCTTGAAGAAAATAAAAAATTAGAAGAACAAGGTAAACCGGCAAGACAAATTTATTGTGATATTGATGGTTTGAGAATACCTGAAGTTGAACCTGCTCCAGACGATTGGCGTGATACTCCGGATGGTTCAATTATTATTTATGATGAAGTACATATGCGTAAAGCATATGAGTACAAGGGTAACCAATACTCTCAAGATCAGATGATTAAGGACCTTACAATTCATGGTCATTTTAACAAGGATATTTGGTTAATTACTCAGGACCCTGCGCGTATTGAAAAAGGTATTCATAAGCTTATTGATAAGATGTACTTCATAAAGCGTCCTAGTTCTAAACCGCCTTATACAAATGTTTTTGTATTTGATAAGTGGTTATCTAGCCCTGAACCTGCTGCAAATCGTAATGCTAAACATAAGAAGTATTTCGACCATTATCGCTTTCATTTTAAAGACGAATATCAAAAGCTTTATCATTCTGCGTCTGACCATTCAAGTATCAAATTTAAGTTACCAAAACAGTTATTTATCTATGTATCAATTATTTTAGGAATAGTTGGTTTTGTAGTGTTTGGTTTAATGAATACTAAATCTTTTAACCCGCAAAGATTTGAGGATAAACAAAGTGCATCAGATACCAAAAAAGATAGTAAAACGAATGGTCAAACGGCTAATCAGAAGACTGACGAACAGAATCTTTTATTAGATCAGCAGTGTTCTAAACAGTATGGATTAACTATTGAGCAATGTGCAGACCTACGCGATCCGACAAAAAGAAATGCTGAATTATTGGCAAAAGAAAAGAATGATATGCAAAGTATTGTGCTTCAATACAACCCTAATAAACCTTATGATGTTGATGTAACTCAGATTCAATATGAAGTTACGGCTAAGCCTATTTTCTCAGGTTGTATTAAAAAGAATGGCCGTTATGTGGCTTATACTCAGCAAGGCACAATTTTGCATGGTGTAAGTCAATCTGATTGCAAGAAGTTGATTGATCAAGGTGATAGACCATTTAATTACTTTGCTAAACAGCAATCTGGTCAAGTTATTAGTGAACCTGCTCCAGTATTAGCACAGCAACCAACAATATGAAATCATTCACTCTGACTACAAAAACCGTCTATTTGTTGTGACGTATAATTAACAGAGAAGTGTCTTCAGGGGAATTGAGACACATCGTGTAAACTATTAAATCTTGTATAATTTTTGAGTGTCTCAAGGCGTAGTCTAGACACTTTGACGGGGGATATATGACAAAACAAGTTTTTGAATATTTGGAAGAAAAAGCAAGCCAAGTGATAGATACTTCTTTATTACCTTTGGATTGTTTAAAAAACCTAAATGAGTTATCTGGTGCAGTTGATGTTTTAGTGAAATGTGGTTACTTAACTGATAAAGAAAGTATTAATAAGGCGTTTGATATTTTAGAGCAAGTAACCACCTTTGCAGATAATTCTTTACCTAAAAATTAATGACTGAAAGTTCGCATAATGTGTGCCTGATTATGTAACATAGCCGATTTGCAACCATTTCTTTGGGCAAATCGGCGTTATTTTACATAGTCGGCATTATGCGATCTGAAGGCTAGAGCAGGGCACTTTTACATTAATCCTCTAGAATCAAGTTTCCTGAAGCACCTACACTTATTTTCTCAAGCGCTAGACTTATAACAGCGTGTACAACTTCGCTATCTCTTAGTGGTTGTTTATTTTTTTCCATAAGTTTCTTATTTAACGCAACCGCTTTTATGCGGATCGCTTCTTGTTCTTCATCACTTAATCTCACGGTTTTTGCCATTTCTGTTACCTAGTTCCTAGACTGCCTACAAATATACAAATAAATATGTATACAAGTGTTGCATATACATGCATATTTGTTCTATATTTTCTGCAATGTGATTTGTATACATGTATAAAATGGATAAAGAACAAGCATTCGAGATCGTGGCTAAGATCATTTTCGATAGAGCCTGCACCTTAGTTGTTGGGGGAAATCCTGCTTACGAGTCGGAACTTGTTCTACGTCACATAGAAATGTGCATGGTGGAGTGGGGCTATAAGTCTGCCAAAGTAGCGGAGTACTACGACATGTTAAAAGCAGAGAATGATAATTTTCGTTCGATGGGGATTTGCTAATGGGTGAGTATAAAAAACAACCAAACCCCACAGCTTTATCGGGGGGATTGAAAAATGCGATGGTTGTAACCCCCATTAATAAGATGGGGGTAAAGACATCCGATACGCAACTGCAAGATGCCGATCTCCCGTATCAAGAGCATTCGTTATATACAATTCCATATGCTCACATGGTGATGACATCTTCAGGTGTTAAACCAGTTCAATGCCGTCTGCCTGCTGACAATGAAATTGCCGTGATTGACTGGGTAAATTTCACAATCGGAATTGAGACTCTAGGTGATAAGTATTGGAATGAAGATGAATACATCATCGATACACACCGTTGGACGGCTGCTGTAGAGGAATTGGACCACCAGTTACATCACATCTTTGGATTCTCAACGACTGCATGCCGTCATGGCGGTCTGAATTTCTATAAAGAAAGCTATGTACTAGGTGAAGATTTCGGCTTTGTCTGCATTGGCGGTCAACGTAATACCATCTTAATTATGATTAATGGTCGTGGTTGCAACTTTGCTAAAAGTGGTTGGGAATTAAGACTTTACAACTTCTTAGTGACTATTGCTAAACGAGCTAAATTAACTCGTGTTGATATTGCACATGATGACTTTGAAGGTAAAAAGATCAATGTTGATTGGGGCAATATGCAAGATGGTTTAGGCGGTTTTAGCTGTGGCAACCGTATGCCAAACATCGAACATAAAGGCAATTGGAAACGTCCAAACGGTAAAGGACGTACTTTAATGGTCGGTGCACGTGAATCAGGCAAGATGCTTCGTTTGTACGAGAAAGGTCGTGCTGAAGGTGATCCGAATGATAATTGGCAACGTGCTGAAGTTGAATTTAAATCAATTGACCGTGTTTTACCGTTCGATATGTTGCTGGCTCCAAGTGAGTATTTCATAGCCTCATACCCATGTTTCGCATTTTTATCTGAAGATATTCAACCTGCAAGAATTGAAACAATTCAAAAGGTTGCACGCATTAACTTTGATACTGCCATTAAGAACCTTAAACACCAATATGGTAAGTATATCAATGTTTTTAAACAGGTTTTTGAACCTGAAGAGTTAATCAATATTATTTCTTGCTCTGATCAATTCGCTTATCCGAAGCGGTTAGATCATGTGCTTATAACTGCTCGGAGAATGTAGCAATGATGCAATTTAAAAATAAAGTGAAAATCTTAGGTGCTAAGGCTGTTGATTTTAAAACTGACGATGGTCGTCATTATGACCATGTAGCTTTGTACTGTGAGGTTCCACTTGATCAATCGCAAGGTAATGCGGTTGGTAATGCATGTGAGGTTTTTAACTGGCAAGACCGAACAAATCTAGTGTTGCTTAAGCAACAAAATTTCCGTTAGAAGCTGATATCACATTTGAAATGGTTACTTCAGGAAAATCTATGAAGTATGTCGTTAAACAAGTTGAGTTGCCAAAGGTAATTTAATGATTGATGTCTTAGACGAGGATGGTGCAAGTAATATTGCACATCCTGAAATCTTCGAAAAACCGAAATAAAGCTATACATTACATATAGTTATTTTTACCGCTTCGTATAATGTATATTATGTTAAATAAAAGATTTAAAAACCTACCGTATATAAGGCTTTGCTACTCTCCATATATTAGTAAGTCACTTGATTTTCACTGTGACCATAGTTTGGCTAAGTGTTCTAAGCATACCTAACAAGTATCAGTGCCTTACACAATGCTGTTTACTGCCATTGTATAAGGCTTTATCAACCCTTCTTAAAACCAATATCCAAATTTCAAACCATACGCAATTGCATGGTTATTTTTGAAATTTGCCTGTTCTGCGTATGGCTTGATTCCCTCTATTGGCAAGTAATAAGTCCCATCTTCAGTTTTAGTATCACCTAGCCAAAAATATTTTAAGCTACCAGTTATAAAGTAGTTTTTAGCTGGGTTAAACTGGACGCCTAAACCAAGTGACCATGAACCTTTTATGGGTCCCATCGTTGATGCAGGATTACCTGTACCTGAATCCCAACTTACATCTGTTGAAGTACTCCATTTTTCTGTAAATTGGTGTGCAATTCCTAAAGTTGCACTATATTGATCGTTTTGGTAAGAATCGAGCTTGAATCCTTGAATATATTCGCCATTGGTTAATTCTTTCATTAAAATTTCAGAAAGAGCTCCATATTGTGGAGGACGAGTTTCAAACTCTTTCCAATTCACCCATCTTAAATTCATATAAACAAGTGATTTTTCAGAAATACCTGTTTGAAAATCAATATTTAATGATGCTGGAGTCTCTAATTGGGTTTTCTCATTTTCAACAAGTTTTAATGGTTCACCAAAAATATCTTCTTCCACTTGAAATTGATATTTGATTTTAGAGCGATATGTAATTGCTGCTTTTAATGCTATATCAGGTAGTTGATAGCTCCCTCCCAACAACCAACCAACTTCACCTTGTTGTTTAAACTTAGCATTATAGCCATTAAAAGCCTGAGTATAGGCATTACCTCTAAGCGCTACATTTGCTTTTACAGTTTGATAAACAGGTCCACCATAAATTTGAAAATGCTGATATGGAGAATATCCGAATAATAAACTTAAATTTTGAGTGTCGGCTTTTACGAACGTACCTTGATGGCTAACATCATTATCAAAGTAACTATTATTAGAACGTGCCGGATATTTAATGTCAGCACTAAAAGGCTGATCGTATAACATACCAAAACTTAATTGATCTGTGAGTTGTAACTTTAGAGCAGCTGTATAGAACTGCGTACTTTCTGCAATATCACCTGTATCACGACTTTGATGATCTCGTACAAGATCGGCTCTATCGTTGACTATGCCAGAAACAGATGAATCAACTGCAAAAAAATTTGCTTCTGCATAATTCCCATTTTCAAGAAATGGCAAAATAGATTGACCTGATTGTTCAAGAGCGGAAGCGTGACCAATGTTACTCACAAATACGGCAAGCATTCCTATTAAAATCGGATTTGTCCTATTAGTTGACATTCCATTCAT